TTATCCAAGACGAGTCCAAGTCAAACGAAATGGCGTTGATAAAATTTTGTTTGATGATATATATAGAGAGCCACTCGAGTGTACTCGAACCTGGCTAGGGGTTGGCTTCAATAATGGTGACGTTTGGTCACAGACTGAAGTCTATTACGAGAAGGATATGCAGAAAGAATTATTCTTTGATATGTACCCTGAAGCGAAAAAGAATAAAAAGAAATTACAATACATTGATGTTAGTAAAGAAGCTAAGGATGAGAATTCCGAAAAGGCTCATACTAGCGTAACCATCGGCTACTACGAAAATGTTCTAACGAATCGTTACATCGTGGTTTGTGGCAGGATGGTTATATATGATGGCGAATTACCTAATGACGGGTCTCACGGTTCTGTTGTGGTAGCTCGCTGTTTTTCGAAAAATCTAAACGACCCATACGGTGTTGGTCTTTACGAAATGATGAGAGGAAACACCGCTATCTATACATATATAAATTCACTTAACGCTCAACAGGTTGAAGCGGAAATATTTCCGTTACTTTTTGGTGCCCAAGTTCAGAACGCTTCAGCTACATATAAGAGAGGACCAAACATTGTTAGAGGACCAAACATTGTTAATCCTAAACACCCAGGCACTGACATTGATGTGATTAAGACTTCCGGTAATGTTGATGGAGGCGTAGCGTTTGCTGGCTTACAGAAACAAAACATTGATGAAAATACTGGAATCAATAACATTGTTGCTGGTGCAGGTTCTGAAAATACTCTTGGTTCTACTGTAATTATGAAAGAAGCTGCTTATAATAGATTAACTCCTCCAAAGAACTCAATGGTTATGGGTCTTGAATCTGATGCTCATATTGCGAATACTTGGATGAGACAAATCTATCCAGTAGACAAAATCTTTATGATTGATACTGAAGACCAACTTGCTGAATTTGCTAAACAGAATAATGATTACTTTGTTGAGTCGCAGGAAGTTTTAAATGATGCAGGAGTTCCGGTCGGGATTGTTGCTGCCGCTTCTAAAAATTTACGATTAAACTTTGACTTTACTCAAGACGGTGAAGTGATGGAAGGTGTTGATACTCGACAGATTTCAGCAAAAGGTTTGTTTGATGAGATGCAAAACACTGGTCATATGTCTGACTATATTGATTTTATTATCGACCCAGACTCAATGTTATTACCATCACTAGAGATTCAGAAGCAAACATATATGGCACTATTCCCAGTTATTACAAATCAAATTACTTTAATCTTCTCAATGAGAAACGAAGACCCAGAAGCTGCTGCCTCTCAATTGATGGCTCTTGAGAAATTACTTAATATTCAAAATGGAGATATATTCGATTACATTTCAAAAGCTGATTACGATGCGATTATGGCTAAACAAGTTTCAACAGCCCAACAGCAAATGAAGCAAGCTCAAATGCAAGATGACGCAAGAAATACCGCTATGCAGAATAAAGCTGGCGGACCTGGTGGAGGGAATCCTCTACCAATGGGTCAGCAAATGGCTGGAGATGGATTAAATCCAATGCAACCACAAAACCCTAATGAAGTTCCTAGACCTCAATCACCAATGGGAAGTGCAGTCGATGCTAGTATAGGTAGAGCGGGGGCTCAAGGATAAAATATATAAGGAGGTGATGAAATGTGCCTGAAGAAGTGGTGGGCTGAACTCACTAAATGTAGACACAAGATGACGTACACCAACGATGCAGTACAGAAACGGAACCACAAAAGAAAAGGATACACAGCTTGGGAGTGCTCAAACTGCCACAAGCCTATTTGGAAAAAGGAGGGCTAATATGAAATGTCCTGTTTGTGGAGAAGAAATGAAAGAACTGGAGGATAAGCATATATGTCCCAAATGTGGCTGGATAGAATCAACGATAGAACTTTAAATAATAGGGTTTCCAACCCAGTGCGGTTGGGGCTTAACCCGACACAGGGGGCGATGCAGAAGCATCAAACATCAGCAGAATAGTCTGCGATGAAAAGCCTAGCATTTCCCCCTGGCTTTTCCTGATAATTTAATTAAACATATGACAGAAGAAGTACAAAATTTAAACCAGAAAAAAATGACTCTAGCGTCTAGCGAGCACGCTCCAGTTATTGTTGAGTTGATGAAAGATTGTATGTCTCAAAACCCTATTATAGCTAAGACTGAATGGGAAACTATTGTGAACGCTATAACCTTAGAGGTTCAGGGGACAATGCTGCGTATGATGGTAGACCACTTGGAAGCTATTAGACAAGGTAAGCTGCACGAAGAGGAGCCAAAGAAATAATATGGATGCAAAAGAAATCAAAAGAGACGACTATAAAGTCCAGGTAGGCTATTCCGAGGAAGCTAAAGAGAAGCATTTGATTAAGTTTATCTCTAAATCTGGAGATGAGATTGTGATTAGTGCTGAAGAAATGTCGGAAATGCTTATAGGCGGAGTTAATTCGAATACCCTGGAAGCGACTTTTGTTGAGACAGATAAGATAAATGTTGTTGAAGTTAGTAGACAGCTTGAGTGTGTTTTGGATAAGGATATGAAAAAAGGTGAGAAGATTAACCTGAATTATGTTCACCCGTATCCGCTAGAATTCGCTCTTTTAGAACAGGTATATGGAATAGCTCAAGTAAATATGGATGTCCCAACCTTTACTTTAACTAAGGAATACATAGATAAAGTTAAAAAACAGCTAAAACCAGAGCAGGAAAAGTTCTTGGAGAAATTTTATAAAAGTTTTAAAAATTTAAAGTTTAAAAAAGTTTAAATAACTAACCATCGTCACCAGCCACGATACGGCTAGGAAAACATATGGAAAACACACAAACACCACAAAAGGATGCGGAGAAAAATGTAGAACAACCAGTGGTTGAAACGCCAAAGGTTGAAGAAAAGCCAACTAAAACCGACAAAGAGTCGATTTTACGGAATGTTCTTGGAAAAGTAGTACCTGAAAAGGATTACTTCTATAAAGGAATAATTCCAGCAGGATTTCTTGGAACCTGCGGAAAACCTGTTGATAGGGAGGATTTAATCACCCTATTTCACAAGGTTTTTAAGAAAGAAGACAACATTCTGTTTTATAAGCAGAGTGACAAAGAGGTATATATAGTAATTGTACCTATTAAATACGCAACTGAAATCGGAGATTTCAATGATTCATTGGATGGAGACTTCCAAAAACACGCAATATCGTTTTTAGATGAAGGTTCAGTAAATCTCGATACAATGAGGAAGAAACTTGAAAGAATTAACAAATTCGTGAAATATTCTGATAGATAGTTTGCGTTAGACCCTTGAAAGCTATATAATTAAATTAACCATCGTCACCGTTCACGATACGAGCGGATAAACATATGGATAATATAAAAGAAGAAATAAAGTCAGAGGTTGTAGAAGACGAAACTCAACTTGATGCGGAGTTAGAAGCTTCTATAGAATCTGTCAAAGCTGGAAATGTACTTCCACCAGTTGTGGAAGCACCGGAGGAACCCAGCACCCCTCCAGTTGACAATGTAGTAGAACCAGGGGGAACTGGACCAGGTGAAACTGGACCAGCTCCAACAGGACCAGTTAAAACTGAACCTGTAGTAGAGGAACCAGCACCAGTTGTGCCGGGACCCACTGGACCAGGTGAAACTGGACCAGCTCCAGCAGAAGGTGAAACTGGACCACCAGCATACGAATTTCGTGTGCCGAATAAAGGTAAGTTCGAGTCTGATGAGTCATTTGAAAAGCGAATCGAGCTTCTCGACTTAGTTAAGAAACGTAAACTTGCCAAAACTCCTGAACAAAGTCAACTTATATCAGAAGAAATTAAGAAGACAAAGGGTCAAATCAAAACTCTTAATGGAACTGATAGGTTCGTAAACCCGTTGAATCAAAAACCAACGGTTGAAGAACCAAAACCCGAACTGAAACCGGGAGAAGTTGTAGATGAAACTTTAGCCGCCGACCAGCAGCGTTTAAAGGACCTCGGAGGAGCAACCAAAGAGGACATTGAACAGATAGTTCAAAGGGAACGATTAAATGCTGACGTTAAAAACACCCTAGATAACTTTGTTGATAGATACTCTGAACTTAAAGATGAAGACACTCGTGAGATATTCTTCGACTTCGTTGATTCTAACTATGCCTGGCAAGGCAAAGGTGGAAAAGAATTAATGACAGTCCTAGAACTCGCCCGTGAAAATATGTTTAAACCTTCAGAGACTATTCAAGAAAGAGTATTGAAAGGTGCTAACGTCCAGGAGAAAGTCAACGCTATGCAATTCCCAGGGGGAACTATAGCGAAGACTGATTACTCACCAGAGATGCGTAAGTCCATAGATGAGATTGTCGCAACTGGTGTGTCGGAGGAAAAAGCCATTGAACTTCTATCGGATTAAATAATCCCTTAAAAGATAAATTTTATGGCAACAGTAAAACAAGCAACCATAAAAAACACAAGAGAGCTCTTGGAAACAGATAAGGAAACTGGAACTGTTATGACACTAGGTAACATCATTGCGATGACTGGTGGTTATGCAGTTGACGCTGACAGTGGAACAGTTGTAGCTGATTTATTAGGTATTTGTAACCAAACAATTTCAGCAGCCGATGCTCTTCTTCGTGTTTTATATATCGCAGTAGCAGACACTGATACTTTCATTATTAGTGTTGCAAACACTTCCAATGCTAGACACAATGGTCAAGCAATGGTTTTGTCAAATGCTACTACAGCAAATAACACAGGTACCACAAGCGGTACCGGAATCGTACAACAGGTCGAGGTGTACGGAGAAACAAGTGACAAACTTATTGTCGCTAGGTTTTTGACTCTATAAGTCACATAATTAAAGTAAACTAATAAACAAATATATGGTAGGAACAATAAATGATTATGCGACTATAGTTAACAATGTCTTAAAACACATTGCTCCAAAATGTTCACCAACTGTTCGAAGCGAATACTTAGACTTTATGTATAAAGTCGGTAATAGCGAAAGAACTTACACAGATGTTGGTGTAACAGGCTTGGGTATGGCTCAAATAATCCCAGACGGCGGAATTGGTGCATCTGATGCTCCAATCCAAGGTTACTCAAAGAACTACGTTCAAATGCACTTTACTAAGAAAGTACGTTTGACATTCCAGACAAATTTCTTCTTGTTTGAATCAGCAGCCGCTAAAATCAAAGGTTCTGTTAAAGCAAAGGTTATAGAAGGAAAAAATGCAATTGAGCACGCAAAGAATTACTTGGCTCAATCACTTTTATCACAAGGCTTTACTACTTCATTCACTTGGACACCAATTAATTCAGTTGGAACATCTCAAAGTATTGCAACTGTTGGTGCTGATGCTGTGGAGTATTGGTCTCAAGCTCACCCTCGTGAAGACGGTGGTACAGCTTGGTCAAATGTAATTGTTGACGGTGCTACAAGTTCACCTCAATTCACTTACTCATCTCTATTAGCTGCTCGAAGACTTCAATCAGTTAAGAAAGATGGTCGTGGTAATCCACTTATCTCTGAATTAGATACTTTAGTATGCCGACTAATCTATTCAATAACACTCCAGCTACCGACACTTTCAAGGTAGTAGAATTATCTCCATACCAAAATTTGGCTATGGACGGTTTAATGTGGGGTATGTTCGACTCTAGTATGATGAACGAAGATTTCGGATTCAAATACATAGAGGCTCTACCAACTCGTGCAGAACCAGCAGT